ATAATGTTATCTTTCCTAATTCGTTCTTTGATGTATATAGTTTCTTACAATATGGTATCTCATAATGTGTGCTAGTATTATAATCATCTAAGCATATATGACCACCAAGATATGTGTAGGGACTATCCCAATGATGATGCTGTTTTAATGATTCACCTTTTCTTAATACATTTGCCCAACATTGTACATATATTCTATCCTCCCAATCATATCCTAATTCAGTAATCATATTGTCATGAGATGACCTGATTAATTCTCTTACAAAGTATGCTTCATCCCACTTCAATAGATTATAACAATTAGATCGAGAAGTTAAACTATCCTTACCCAATCCTGTATTCCAGTCATGAGTATAAGGATTGTTATTAATTACTTCTTGTTCTTTTGATAAGATAGTTGTTTTTAAGTCACCAATATCTACAAAGTTCTCATACATCCAGTAGTCAAATACTGGTGCAAACTTTGTCTTTGGTGGATCGCTTTCAAATTGAATTAAGTTCATGCCATTGATATAAATTGACTCATAGCATATCTACCCGTTCCTTCTACGGGTGTCACTTCATGCCATAAGATCGAGGGAAAAATTACAAGTGAATTATTTAGACAAGGTAGTTGAAGTTGAGATTCAATAATTAAATCTCCACCACTAAATGATTTTGGTAAGTCATGAAAGTATGAGATAGCAGTTACAGTTGTTGAGTCTATATGCTGCTTGTAATGATTACCTTGATTAAAATAATGTATCTTAGTATTATCTTCAGATGACTCTGCAATGTATCTAAAAAATGTGTGCATTCCCTCCAACAAAGTTACAACTTCTGTCGAGAATAATTTTCTATTGATTCTTAAAATGTTAGATTCATTTCTTCTCTCATTGTAGAACCCATCTAGATGTAATCCTAAACCATCTTTTAATGGAACACCATCACGAATAGCAGTACCAGGTCCAAATGGGTCACCTGGTTTTTTAAATATATTCTCGTCTCTAAAATAATGTAGTTCTTTCATAATCAATTCAAGTTCTTGTTCATCATAGAACTCTTGAATGAATACTACTGGTAGATTAGATATGATTTTAAAAATAATATTTTGCACCTTTAATATCCCTCACATATTTTAATCGGTAAACAATTCCTTTCTGGATATGTTTAGTGACAGGTTTCAATTTAAACTCATGTGAGCAACCATGAACCTCCCAACAATAGATGTATAATGTTCCTGTGACCAAAGATACTACAGCAGTAAACTCTCCGTTTGATGATACATCAGCGTCATCAACTTCAGTTACTTCTGCATATTCAATACAGGCATTGAATTCTTGCTCTAATACACTTTCAATACCCTTACATAGTTGTTCATAATCTCCTTTGTATGGAACATTGACATACTCTGGAAAAATATATGTTTCTCTTGGATCTAAGATTTTAGTCATTAGAAGTAATTGAAGTTGATGTTTGCTCTAAACTGAGCATCAGTACAAGTTGTACTGTGATGAGGTATTTGAGGATTGAATAGTAGAATTCTATTCGCTACAGATTCTATTTTAGTATCACCAATTACAGTATAACCATTGTTAGTATTCAAATATAGTATAGCAGCATTATGATCGAAATCCAAGTCAACATGATCTTTATGATGGACCAAAGTATCTGTTCTTGGATATAAATTTGCTTTGATTCTCATGAATGATCGAACACCAAGAAAGTCTCGAACATCATTACCCCATGCTTTCAAATGATCGCTAGTTACAGTATCTTTATCATAATATAAGTGAGTGAAGTAACAGTTATCCTCCTCACCCATTCCTGATATATTTCTCTCAAGATACCAGGGTAAGATTTGTGATTCACAGCATTGCTTTCGTATAAAAGAAAATACGTTTGGATGTAAAGCGCGATCAATAATTTTCATAACTCTGTGAACTCCCTGTTAAGTGGCAAAGATTCATCTATTCCATACCATGCAGAGATAGTATATCTATCTCCTTTTAAGATATTTGATACTGCATGTCTCCATTCACAACCATCGAAGTATACAGTTCTACCTGCCATAGGTTGTACGTCAACACCACCAATGATAGTATGACCTCCGAGATAATCATCATTCAAATATGTAATTGATGCGCCAGTTGTAGTCTGTCTAGTTACATCATAATGATACCCTTTTGCTGCACCAGCAGGATACTTAACAATCTCCACATTCTGCAGAATACTAAACCTTTCATCATGATCTACATGAGACTTAATTTGTCTAGTTAGATCGACAAGTTTATAGTATTGTTCTGGAAGGTTTGTTCTACCCATTCCACCAGCATCCATGCTCAGAACTCTAGTTTCATCCCAGACATAGGTCTTCAATATATTATCATTGAAGAACTGTATGAGTTCTTGTGATAACTCAGGAGTTATTTGTGTTTGAGAAACGTAAATCATCTAAAGGGAAATCCACAATTCCAGGTTACTAAAGAGTATCTTACTCCTGATGTTACTGGGTTTACTTTATGATAGACAAATGATGGGAATACTACTAAGGATCCTTTCATATCTAGTTGTTCACATACAGTGAGTTGATCTCGATTATGATGAAACTCTAGAGTGCCACCTTCAAATTCATCAGGATCATTCAACAATAGTGTAGTCGATAACTTTCTATATCTTCCCGCTAAACTTCCATCGGTGTAAGTATTTGTCGCCATATCTGGATGCCAGTCATAGAATTGCCCAGGTTTATATTCAGTGAACTGTGCTGATTCTGATATATCCCATTGAAAGTTCCATCCCGCATCTTCATTTGCTTTGTTGATAAGGGGACGCAAGATATTAAAGATCCAAGGTTCATCCAACCAAGAAACATGAGAGTTTCTAACTTTAAGGAGATCATCAAGTTCTTCTTGACTTAACTCCTCCAGTTCTTTAGGAGACTTCTGATTTACTTGCCCAAGTTTAGTACACTTTGCCTTACCCATTGCGATGATACGATCACATATTTCAGGTTTGATTGCACCCCTGAAATACCAATAAGAGTTCTCTAAATTCATCCGCCGTTCCACTCCGTATAATCAAAATCAGGCAATAAGTAAGTATACCATCCCGTAGCGATATATTTAGTTTGTGTAGGAGATGTTACACCCCTGTGAACATGTGTCCAATCACAGGGCCAAAATACCGACAATCCTTTCTCTGGTTGTATTGCTAACCCCTGATGATACCACTCAGTTTCTCCACCATCAGTCACGTCATTCAAGTATGTCATGAATACCAAGTGACGATATGAGTTAAGATCTTTATACGATGACCTCTCCATATGCCACTTAAAAAATCCTTCGCCAGGATTATACTTCTGGATATTGAAGTTAGTGTTCAATCCCCATGTAGCATGTGATTGTGAGCACCAGGGAAACTCTGCGATATACTTATCACATACCCCACCAAGTTCATCCAAGTAATTTTGAATCCTAGAATCAGGTGTTCTAGGTATAACTGTAATGTCTGTAGATACTTTCGACACAGGATCAATACCCTTGCCAACTTCTCCTGGTTTCTTATCAGGAGACTCCTCAAAGTATTCTATAAGACCATCACATACCTCAGCAGATACTTTCCACCCTGCAATAAATCCTGCCTTCATAAGTTTAGATTGAATGAGATTGCAATCTTTTCTTCACCAATTTGTTTGTCTGTTCCATGCATCATGTCACTGGTAAACATTAACAAAGAACCAGGAACACAAGAGTACTCAGCAAACTGAGCATTATATTGTGTGTATGTAGTTGGTTCTGGCAACATGCTAGGAGTATTATAGAACTTAATCCTATCACGCATATCACATTTTACATAATAAACGCCAGAAAGTAAAGACCCATTATGTAAATGAGGAAACAAATAATCCCCCTCACTGCTAATATTTGCCCAGCAGTTTTCAAAATGTAATGTATCTAATTCTTTATAACCTATCTCAGACAAATACTCTTTTGCATGAGAAAAGATTGCCTGTCTCAATCCTTTAAGACGGGCAACCTCAAATATATTTGTTCTAAGTTTATGCGTCGAATCTACATTCAGCATAGAATCACGCATTGTTCCTACCTTAGAGATAGCAGTTTTAATCTCTTGTTCGTAGGTTTCTAGATTTTCATTCAGGATGTTTGGTTCAAACAGGATTGCTCTTGGAAAGCACGCAAAGATCATAATGATGAATAATAATTAAACTTCTTCCCACCTCTGTGTAGTTGAATTAAATCTGTAATTTACTCCAATACGCTTCGTTGGTGCGGTATTTTGATAGGTTTTGGTTTTATTATTCCAAACCCAATCTTGAGGTTGTCTAGCAGCATTTTGTGAATACTCAGATCTATCCT